CTTTGGATACGAAACTAAACAACCTTGAACAACGTATGGATAAGATGGAAATGTATCTTATCAATATTAAAGACAGTCTTGAAACTAAACTAGAAAACCGTAGCACAAATGTTATGGGTTGGACAGTTACTATTCTTGGCGTACTCCTTTCAGCACTCCTTGGTTATCTTGGCCACGAGTTTCTCAAGTAATAAATACTACTATGAAGATAGTAGAACTGATCAACAACATACAATTACCCATCAATAACGAAGAAGCAACATTGCTTGAACGTTTTGTTGGTGATACCCCTATTGCCAAATCTCACTTAGATGAACGTGAGCAGGTGCTGGCTAATCAATTAACAAATAAAGATGTTCTACTACGCACCAACGAAAATGGCAAAATCTACTACAAAAAACGAATCCGCTAATGAAACGTTTGATGTAGAAAAAATCAAACGCTTTACCCAACAAGAACTTGAAAAGATCACAACAGTATCTAGTGACTTACCTTTATGCTATCAGATTGGCACAGATGTCCTGGTGGGTCGTTATCGTGTGGTAAAAATCAACGAACAAACCTGGCAAGTTATGGATGGTAGTTCGCAATTATTTAATTTCTTTAATCGCAAAGATGCTATATTCTATTGCATAGCACTACATAAGCAACAATACCAACTAGCACATAATATTAAAGAGGCAGATAGTCTACTAAATAGATTAGAGTTTGATGCGGCCTTATATCGTATTCGCTATAAAAAAGCACAGCAAAATGAAGATCAATGGGGCGAGGAATTTTATAGTACTCGTTACCAAGAAACAATGAATAGAGTTGCCCAGGCAAAGAAAGAAATCAAGAAAAATCTAAATCTGGCTAAATATATAAAACTGTAATTAGGACCTATTACCCATGAAACTATCAGAAATGGCATCTAAATCGCCTAAAAAGATTAACAAACTAATGGAAAGCCGTTTTGGTTTTTCTATTAATTTTGATAAATTGACTGTTGAAAAAGCAGAACGTTTAAGTGAAACGATTGAAGCTAACTTAAACAAGATTCGTCATAGCTCAAACCTACACACAGCAGAACGTAATCCACGTTATATGGAATTACTAACTGTTCGTGAGGGACTTTCAGCATGGTTAGAACAAAGTCGCCGCCAATTAAACGAAGGTGAAGTTGGTAATGCTGAAGTATTACTAGCTGCTAAAGATATGGTTGACAGTATTCAAGATACAATTGAGAAAGTTGGTAAAATGCAAAATGAACAACTTCCACAATTGCTTGACAGCATCCGTGACCAAATTGGCAATGAGCAAGCTGATAGCTTTAAACAAGCGGTCGGTAGTACGCTAGATCAATTAATGCAAAATCTACAAGCTGCACGCGAAGGTGTTGATAGTGGCGTAGGTATTTTAACAGGTCAAGCTCCGCAGCCAATGGATTTAGGTGGCGAACCAGATATGGGCGGAGAAATGGGCGGAGAATTGCCTCCACCAAGCGACTTCGATCAAGAAGAACCTGAGTCAGACGGCTTTGCTGCAACTGATGCTGCTGTAGGCGGCGCAGAAGAACTTGGTCGTGAACGTCGCTAATCGTGAAAATTAACGAATTATTACATAGTCCAGTAAACACTCCAGAAGCTAACTTAACAACAGCTCTGGAGTTAATTCGTAATCGTTATAAAGATCAAAGCAAACTAGCAAAGATTAGTACACAAAGTCTTATTAACATGGTTCTAAACACTGATAAGACTTTTAACTATGATGCGCTAGTAGCTGCTAGCGAAGACAATCCAGCGGTAAAAAATCTAATTAAGAGTTATAATAAAGACTATGTAGAGCTTCGTCCTGACGCAGACCAAGAAGACGACGAAGCAACTACAACAATTCCACCTAATGAAGGTGATCCTACCCAAGCACCAGTAGACACTGTAAGTGATATGGCTAAGCGTGCTGGTAAAAAACGCGACTCGAGTATATTCTAGTATTAAATACTAGATGATCAAGATATTTCCTGTAGTAGAATTCTATATAACCAATGTATGTAATCTCGCCTGTCGTGGATGCAATCGTTTCAATGATTTGCACTTTAAGGGCCATCAATATTGGGATGATCATGCAGCTGAATACGAAGCATGGAGTAAACGATTAGATTTACCACGTATTACTATTATAGGTGGTGAACCTACCCTTAATCCTGACTTAGAAAAATGGTGTGCTAATCTGCGCAGACTATGGCCTAATGCTGTGATTATGATACAAACAAACGGTACGTACTTCAAACCTCAATATAAAAAATTATGGGATGAATATGCTGTTGGATTTGGGCTAAGTCTGCATAATCCAGAAACAGCAGATGCTTTAAAAGAACAATGGAAATCCCTAGCAGGACCGATAGAAGCATTTACTTTCCATCAAAGTACCGTGATTAAACAAGATGATCATTGGATCCTGCACAATAGTAATGCTATAAACGCATTTAATGCCTGTGATATGAAACATGATCATACTATGTATAATGGTAAATTGTATAAATGCCCTGCCATGAGCGGCCTTCCTGAATTTGATAAACAATTTGACCTTAGATTGGATGATAGACAACGTGAATTACTATATAGTTACAGACCTTTAACAGCAGATTGTTCTGAAGAGGACCTGCAAGATTTTGTTGCAACCAAAGATGAAAACATTCTACAGTGTGAGTTCTGCCCACAAGATTTAACATGGCATTCTGCAATAGGTGAATATAAAGAAATGTCCAAACCTGTATTTGAAATTAAAGAAATTAAAGAAGAAGAGTTAGATCAAGTACGATTTCCTGCACACTGGTTGACAACGAATAATAAATAGTGTAGTATATTAGTCAACTATTGGAGATTTAGTATGGCCTATTCAGCGCAGGTATTAGAACATTACGAAAATCCTAGAAATGTAGGTAGCTTAGACAAAAATTCACCCAAAGTGGGCACTGGTATGGTAGGTGCGCCAGCTTGTGGTGATGTTATGAAATTACAAATAGAGGTAGATGATGGCATTATCACTGATGCAAAGTTTAAAACTTACGGATGCGGAAGTGCGATTGCTAGTTCGAGCCTCGTCACTGAATGGCTTAAGGGCCGCACGCTTGACCAAGCTCAAGCGATTAAGAATAGTGAGATTGCTGAAGAACTTGCGTTACCGCCGGTAAAGATACACTGTAGTGTATTAGCAGAAGATGCAATTAAATCAGCAATAGAAGATTATAGGAAAAAACAAAATGGAACTAATTAATATACAACCAAACGCAGTTAAGAAAATTAAAGAAATTATGAGTGACGAACCTAGTACAAGTCGCTTACGAGTATTTGTACAAGGTGGTGGCTGTAGTGGATTCAGCTATGGCTTTACTATTGATGATCAAAAAAACGAAGAAGATTTTGAAATTCAAATTGAAGATATCGCTGTGTTAGTGGATAGCATGAGCAGTCAATATCTACAAGGCGCTGAGATTGACTATGTTGAAACCCTGGCTGGTAGTAACTTTAGTATTAAAAATCCAAATGCTCAAAGTACATGCGGTTGCGGATCATCATTTGCTGTATAAAAGTTGACTAATGTTTAACTAGCATATATACTAATAATATGCTAATTAAACGATACGACTACACCCCCATAAACAGAGAAACAGTAGATGGCAAACGTCACTATTGCTTACCAGACGGTAGTAAGGTTCCAAGCGTTACTACTATTCTAGACCGTACTAAACCCCAAGAAAAACGTGAAGCACTTAACAATTGGCGTAAGTCAGTTGGCGAAAAGAAAGCACAGGAAATTACCACCGAAGCCGCCGGTCGTGGCACACGTATGCACAAGTTTTTAGAGGATTATGTACAGAACAATCGAATATTAAATGATCCAGGAACCAATCCCTACAGTCAACAGGCACATCGCATGGCCAAAGCTGTTATTAACGAAGGTCTGGTACATGTTGACGAAATTTGGGGTATTGAGGTTCCTTTATACGTTAGCGGTCTCTACGCTGGTACTACTGACGCCTGCGGAGTTTACAAGTCAAAACCTGCCATTTTAGACTACAAACAGACCAATAAACCTAAGAAAACCGAATGGATTGAAGACTATTTTCTCCAGTTAGCGGCATACGGTCTAGCACACAATGAAACCTACGGAACTGATATACAACAAGGTGTTATCCTAATGGCAGTGGCCCCTAAACCCAACGAGGATGTACAATATCAAACATGGACTGTAGAGGGTGCAGATTGGGAACATTGGACTAATAAGTGGTTAGAAAGAGTTGAACAGTATTACAAACTCAGCTAAATATAAAATATAGATAAGGTTGAGAACATGGCTGTAATTCAAATTTCCAGAATACAAGTACGCAGAGGTCTAAGCGAAGATTTACCACAACTTGCCAGTGGTGAATTAGGATGGTCAATTGATACACGTCAATTGTTTATCGGCAACGGTACATTAGATGAAGGTGCACCAGTAGCTGGTATTACTGAAATTCTTACTGCCTACAGTAATGGAGCCGACCTATCTGCAATAAAAACAAACGTAACAATTCTACAAAGTAATGTTTCTACCCTACAGGCTAATGTAGCAACACTGCAATCACAGGTTGGGTTCTTTACTGCAACCTTAGCTGATAATACATCAACTCTTACTAATACTGCTATTATAATTAATTCGTTAGGTACACAGACGATTGATTATAATATTGTTCGTGGTACTACAGCTCGTGTTGGTACACTTTGTGTAACTCAATACAACGGTGGTAATGTTGCGTATCAAGATGACTATTCAGAAACAGCTAATACAGGTGTTATCTTAGGTGTATCAACTTTTGGTAATATAGCAAAAGTAACCTATGTAACTACCAGCACAGGTAGCAGTGCTAATGTAACCTACTACGTAAAACAATACTCATAATATGTGGTCAAATTTTTGGATGCTTAGGGTTAATGAACGCTTAATCCAATGGAAGGATTTTCGTCACAAAATCAGCAATCTTTCATTAGATAAGGCCATTGCTGAAGTGAACGCTATGTGGAGTACTGCTCCATTTGTTACCTATTACCTACCGCCTGATCAACCAGATATGTGGCTTGATCCATGGGAATTGTTAGCCGAAAACTACTATTGTGATGTTGCTAAAGCTCTAGGAATCCTGTACACTATATACTTTAGTAGTCATAAAAATGTAGACTTAGAGCTACGTATCTACTACGACTATCAAACAAAAACACGTTCCAACGTAGCATGGATTGACGGTGGAAAATATATTCTTAATTACTGGCCGCACGAGACAGTAAATACAGAACTAATAGAAGAAAAACAATTACAATTACTGTACAGTTACACAAGTAAAGATTTACAGTTAGACAAATACTAAAATAAAGAGGTTATCAAGTGAGTATTATTCAAGTCACAAAACGCAGTGGAGCACGAGTGCCTTTAGCAATTGAGAAGTGGCAGGCTCAAGTTACTAAAGTATGTACTGGTATTGCTGATGTTAGTCAATCAATGATTGAAATTAAAGCACAGCCACATTTTTACGATGGTATCAGTACACGTGAAATTGACGAAATAACACTAAGAGCAGTTGTAGATCTTATTGACGTAGAATCAAATCCAGACATCGGGCACGTAAATTATCAGTACGTAGCAGGTAAACAACGTTTGAGTATGTTGCGTAAGGATGTATATGGTGACTACGAAGTTCCGCATTTATATGAAATTGTTAAAACTAACGTAGCTACTGGATTGTACACAGAAGAATTACTTAATTGGTACACTGAAGATGAATGGGATAAGATGAATTCTTTTATTGACCATTCAAAAGACGAAGAATATAGTTATGCTGCGATTGAACAGTTAATCGAGAAATACCTTGTACGTAACCGCAGTACTAAACAAATTTATGAAACACCACAGGTCCGATATATAGTTGCTGCCGCAACAGTAATGCACAAAGAAGAAACAAATCAAAGATTAAAATTTATTAAGGAATATTACAATGCGGCTTCTGATGGGTTGTTCACTCTTGCTACTCCTGTGCTTGCTGGATTGGGCACGCCAACAAAACAATTTAGTAGTTGTGTGCTTATCCGTAGTGATGACGATTTGGATAGCATCTTCGCTTCTGGAGAAATGATGGCCAAATATGCCAGCAAACGTGCTGGCATTGGTCTAGAGATAGGTCGTTTGCGCCCTTTAGGGAGTCCTATACGAGGCGGGGAAATCATGCACACAGGCATGATCCCCTTCCTTAAGAAATGGTTTGGGGATTTACGTTCATGTTCACAAGGTGGTATTAGAAATGCGTCAGCTACTGTGTTCTATCCGATATGGCATCATCAGTTTGACGATCTCATTGTGCTTAAAAATAATCAGGGCACTGAAGAAACTCGTGTTCGTCACATGGATTATGGTGTTGTACTTTCGGCATTCTTTTGGAGACGATTCAAAAACAAAGAAATGATCACTTTCTTTGACCCTAACGAAGTACCAGAGTTATATGAAGCATTTTATAACAATACAGAATTATTCGAGGAGCTCTATGTTAAGTATGAAAAACGTCGAGATCTAAGAAAGAAAGTAATGTCAGCTGAAGAAGTATTTAAAAGCGGCATTCTAAAAGAACGCACAGACACAGGGCGCATTTATCTTGTGTTTATCGATAATGTTATGAACCAAGGACCGTTTGATCCTGAATATCATACCATTTACCAAAGTAACCTATGCTGTGAGATATTACTACCCACCAAGCCATTCAAACGCTTGGACGACTCAAATGGTAGGATTGCTCTTTGTACACTTGGTAGTATTAACTGGGGTGCTTTTCGGAATCCAGAAGATATGCGTCGCGCTTGCCGAATCCTGCAGCGCAGTCTGTGCAATATTTTAGATTACCAGGACTTCTTGAGTATTCAGAGTAAACTAAGCAACGATGAAATACAACCATTGGGTATTGGTATTACTAATCTTGCTTATTGGCATGCTAAGCGTGGTTTTAAATATGGAGAACGAGATGCCTTACAAGAAGTTAAATCATGGCAAGAGCATCAGGCATTCTATTTAACAGAAGCCACAGTCGAGTTAGCTCGAGAACGCGGAGCATGTAAAGATTCAGCAAAAACACGTTATGGCCAAGGGATATTTCCTTGGGAATTGCGTGCCAAGGGTGTTAATGAACTTGCTGACTTTACTCCAGAACTAGATTGGGAAACTCTACGCACCGATATGAAACAATATGGTGTACGTAATGCTACCCTAATGGCAGTAGCACCAGTTGAAAGTTCTAGTGTTGTTATTAACTCAACCAACGGTATTGAAATGCCAATGAGCCTAATTAGTGTTAAAGAATCAAAAGCAGGCTCGTTTATTCAAGTAGTTCCAGAATATCATAAATTGAAAAACAAATATCAATTGATGTGGGAACAAAAAGACTGTGATGCTTACTTGAAAACTGCGGCTGTTATTGCGGCCTATGTAGATCAAAGTATTAGTACTAATACATTCTACAATCCAGCACACTGGGCAGATCGTAAAGTACCAACAACACTAATTGCTAAGAATTTAATGCAAGCACATGCATGGGGATTGAAAACATTCTACTATAGCTTGATCAACAAGAAAGGTGCTAAAGCAGACGTAGAAGCAACACCGTCACAAACTGCACAAGTAGAAGAATACGAAGATGCTGATTGTGAATCATGCAAACTTTAGTGATAGAAAAATAGTGTCGAGCCCCAATTTACCGTTGAGCTACATTAGCTGTGCTATAAGAAGAAATAGGGAAAATTCTTTGCTTGCGGATCCTTGGGAACCCTATTGATCACTCGACTAAATATTTATAAAG